AACAACGCGATAAATTCGCTGCTTTGAATATAATCGTTGAATTCCTCCGCATAGTTTGTTTGCATGTAATTAACCATGCTTTGACGTAGCGTGTCAAAATCATAACTAACAAACTCAGCGTTTTTAAAACTACTGTAAACAATGCTCCAGTCTTCTGCACCGTATAAATTTTCTTGTCTAATTGCTTTTGGCATGTGTTATCCTTGGGCTTGATCCGCTGTTATGTCTCTGTTAAACACTGCAACTAATTCTGTTACTGTTGCAGTAGGAACATAATTTAATAAAATAGTCACTGTAATCGAATGTTCGCTTTCAGTAACGTTAAAATCTCTAAGCTCTAATCTCGGGTCTTTGGTTACTATTCGCAGCGAATCCTCGCGAATAACATCGATAGTTTCTTCCGTCATGGGGTCAAATAATAAATCCCATACAATACTACCATAGGTAGGACTCATTAGTCGCTCGCCTTTTCTAGTATAAAATTCATTTAAAATATCACGCTTAGACAACTCAATATCATAGATTTTGAAGTTACCCCAAGTTCGGTCAACAGTACTAAAGCCTTTAAAATTACGCATACTAATATTTATAGTCAAATAATATTAGTGTTTAATGAAAAACTATCTTTATACATTAAATAGTTGTATAAACTTTACAAGGAGTTATTTATGGACATTACTTCTATCGAACATCACATTAGAACATTAGACACCCAGCATACGACTTTAGAACGTCAATTGGATTATATGTTAAAACAACCGAGTTGGAACGAATTCGAAGTCGAAAAACTCAAAAAACAAAAGCTGTTACTCAAGGATCAACTCGCCGAAATGTATAGAAAGCGATATGATATGATGCAAGAACATAGTTGGGAATAACTCGTTGTTAACTAGCAAATATCCAATTATTTGTGCGTCTATGCATAGTGTAAGCGATTTAAATCTCGCACTAGCATGCGTCGACGCCGGTATTGTTCCTAGTTTTATTCCGTCTGCATATAGTTCGTTCGAGCAATTTGCACAAGATTATATTAAATTTAACGAACTAACAAATTTCGCACAATGCGTAATTACATTAGAATACGAGCTGTTAAACTCGCTAGAATATGTTAATTTGTTGCATGCTAAAAGCGTTATCATCGAAGTTATAGGAGATATTGTTGATATCGAATCTGTGAAGAATAGCAATTTTACTATTTGTCCCAAAACCATCAGCCGCAATTATTTAAAAACGCTTGCACCTCATATAACATCGGTTATTATAAAAGGAAATAAAGCTGCGGGTCGGTGCCTTGACGGTATTGATTTAATTTCCATGGTATCCGAGATCAAAACTAATTACCCATGGATTAATATTATAGCATCCGGTGGGATTTCAACTAAAGAAGACATACAGGATTTATTAGCTGCCGGTGCATCAGCTGTTTCTATTGGCACGATGTTTGCATTGTGTAAAGAGTCGAGTATGAAACCAGAGTTAAAAGAAAAATTAATTAATTATAATAGTTCGGATATTAGTAGAGTAGAAACAGGAGCAAATCAAAGAGGTATAATTTTTTCAACAGTCGAGTCTCCGGATTATAATAATACAACCGGACTACGACAGGGTTTAGGTACCGGTTCTTCCGGTCATATATATTTAGGAAATGCAATAGACAACATCAACTCAATAAAATCATTACGTGAAATTGTCAAAGGGTTAGTAGACTAATCTCGTTGATTGTATGTTTTAGACTTTGGTTCGATGCTAGACAAAACTTTTATTGCGTCATTATAAGGAATATATGCCATATTCTTTCTATATTGGTGCCATTTCTTTTCCATTATCCAACTTACTTTTTCGGGACCTTGGTACTTTGAAAAATACTCTAGTTCATCTTTCCAATACTTTCCGTAGATGATCGGCTTAATGTACAAATCGTAATGATCTATAATCGGTATCGGCTTATCGTTTGCATAGGATAATCCATTGTTTATTATATTCGAATACGATTGCATATAAGCAGGAACAACATCGTCTGCAATAATGCTAAGAAATACTTCGGGTGTTTTTTCCCAACTTAAAACTCGTCCTTGTCTCGGAACCATTTCTAACGCTCTAACTCTTGCATTAACAAAAGAATTTGCAGTTTGTGCAATATACCATTTTTTATCTTTAGTGACAAAGTCAGGTCCGTCTAATCCTTGAATAAATGTATGTTCTTTTGGTAGCAGGGAAAGAAACTTTTTATGCATTAATTGAAACGGCGGGATTTTTGTTTCTTCATATTCCGCAATCATTTCGTCTTTAATTTTAAATGGATCTAATTCTACAACCGTTAATTTAAATCCATATTTCTTTTCCAGTGCTTTGACATTGCTATATTCAAAGTCGTTGCAATCAATTAGATATAAAAATGCGCACTCCGCTGGCAAATTTTGCGACATAAAGCTATGTAACACTACTTGGCTATCTAATCCCCCGGAAAGTGCCAACATTATTTTGTTATTTTCGTCGAATAGTTTTTTAGCTTGTATCTCGGATTCTTCTCTAACGTTCCCTATTTTCCGTCCGCAACTAGTCAAAGTAATGGAAAAGAAGTCGTTTTCATAATTTAAAATCATTATATGCACTTATAAATATAGTATATTTAAAGACTCTACTCATATGATTAACAAAAAACTAGGCTACTATATGTGCGGGAACGAGATTTTTGATTCAAAAATCAGAGCGTTATTAAAATCAAACGAAATAAAAAAAGAAGTTACTTGGCATTTTAACGAAGATGTCTTTAACCAATATGACTGGTGGGTTGAGCCCGAAGAAACATTAGATCAGTTATACGATCGCCGTTCCCGCCAACTTAGAGAAGAATATGACTATATTGCATTAAGTTATTCCGGTGGTGCAGATAGCCATAACATATTAATGAGCTTTGTCAGACAAGGGTTGCATATTGACGAAATCGTTGTTAATAATATGGAAAAGGCTAATAAACAATTCACGGTACTAGACAAATCAAACACAGACTCTACAAATGCCAGTGCAGAATTTTACTTACAAACGTTGCCGCGTTTAAAAGAAATTGCACCAAAGATTCCAAATACAAAAATTAACATTATGGACCTTAGTGACTTTTTATTCGAGTCAATGAATGGGTATAATGATGCTAGTTGGGTACTAGATAAAAGAGAAGGACTAAACCCAGCAGGTGTAACTAGGTTTAACTATTTGTATTTTAGCGATTTCAGAAAACAATTTGACAAAGATAAAAAAATTGCAATTGTTATGGGAACCGAAAAACCTAAAACTATTGTGAATAATAACGTATTATACATGCGATTTACCGACCGTGCTACTAACATGAATACTGTTGCAGAGCACATGAAAGAATATCCAAATAGTAGTATAGAGTATTTTTATTGGAGCCCAGATGCTGTTCCGGTTTTAATTAAACAAGGACATGTTATTAAAAGATGGCTGCGTGCAAATCCGCACATGTTAACACATTGGGAAGCACAAAACGTAACATTTGATACTATGCGGTTAATTCATGAACGAGTATTAAGAAGTGTTGTATATTCTACATGGGATAAAAGCTATTGGCAAGCAGACAAAGCTGTTAGCGACTGGTACAGTGAATTTGATCAATGGTTCGAAACAGGATATAGTGATACAAATGCATTCGGTGTTTGGAAAGAAGGCGTCGAATTTATCAAAACTAATTTGTCTTCTTTTGTTAAAGAAAAGAATGGAGTCCAAGATGGACTCCATGTATTCACAAAAAATTATTCTATCGGTCGCGTATTAGACCAAAAATAATTATTGTTTAATTTTAAGATTATTATTTTGAATAAAACGTTCTAATGCTCGATTAGACTTAAGAACAGAGTTAGTCATCCATGCTTCGGTAGAACCAATCGGCAATAGTCCTGTCTTAAACGTTATTTCTTTAAACTCGGGATTGGCAAATACTTTATTTAAATCAGCAATAATTTTCTTCTTAAGTGCAGGATCCATAGAACGTGCAACTACTAACGAAACATAACTTTGATAAGGATATGGTTCTTTAAACTGAGTTTCCCATGTTAGTATTTTGTCGCCCATGTCGTGACTTGCAAATAATACGTTAATTCTAGGATCGTTAATAAATGGGCGGATACCCGCATAATTGCCAAACGTACAATCAACGTTGCCTGCTAAAACATCTAACGCCCCTTTGTTGCCGCCTGCTGGATACGGAATAACAAGGTGTTTGCCGGTTGTGTGAACAAATAACGCTTCCGATGCAATGTGCTCAGAACTACCGTAACCGTTAATAGCAAAACTCAATGACTTGGTTGATTTTGCAAAATCTTGAAAATTACTAAAGCCGTGCTTTGCGTTACAAATTAATAAATTCGGCAAAGTTGCTACTGTTGCGATAATTTCTAAATCGTTCGTTGGGTTGTATTCTAAATCTTTAAACATCAACGGATTGGTGACATAAATTTGAGACACTGTTGCTGTTAATATTGCATTGCCGCCCAATACATGTTTTACTGCAATTCGTCCTGCGGCTCCCGGTCGATTGTTTACCATATAATCTTGTTCGGGCAAATGCTTTGCAATTAAACGTGTGATACGATCACTCGGACCACCCGTTGCGTGATGAACTGTTAATTCAGTTTGGTTAGATGCTATTGCTGTACTTGTAATAACCGAAGCTAATAAGATAGCCAAAAGTTTTTTCATTAAATCTCCTTAGGTTGTGATGCATCTATTTAACAGATACTATCTAATATAATTATTTGACACAAAATAGGCGGTGCGTTATAATACACACATAGCAAAATTTTGGACAAATCATGAATCAACCTTGGCAAATTATTAGCGATTTGGAACTTCACAGTGCCCGCACTAACAAAGAACAAATCCTAGAAGCAAACAAAAGTAATACAGAATTTTTCGCTGGCGTAAAGCTAGCACTGGACCCGATGATTACTTTTGGGATTAAGCAAGTCCCCGAAAAAACAGGCGTAGACGGTCCGGGATTGGACTGGGCTTCGTTTAACAATGCTGTACAACTTTTTGCTAATCGTGCATGTACCGGCAATTCTGCCCGCGATGTCGTAGCCAAACTTACAGAACGTGCTACCAAAGAACAATGGAATGGTTGGTATCGTCGAATCCTTATCAAGGACTTACGTTGCGGTGCCAGCGAAAAAACAATCAATAAAGTAGTACCAAACACGGTTCCTATTTTCTCTTGCCAGCTTGCTCATGATAGTGCTAATCATGAGAGCAAGGTTACTGGTAAAAAGATTATCGAGGTTAAGCTGGATGGTGTTCGCGTTATCACTATCGTTTACCCTGACGGTCGTGTTGATCAGTTTAGTCGCAATGGTAAAGAGCTTGTAAACTTTCCTCACCTCAAAGAACAACTCGGCAAGATTGCTAGTCAGTTTACCGAACCTATGGTACTGGACGGCGAAGTGATGAGCACTAGCTTCCAAGACTTGATGAAGCAAGTGCATCGTAAAAGTGACGTTAAAGCACAAGATGCTTTGCTGTACTTGTTCGATGCTATTCCTTTGGTAAACTTTGAAAAAGGTAAATGCGATACTACCCAAGAAGTTCGTAGCCAATGGCTCAAAGATTGGTACAATAGCAACATCGAAGCGTTGCCCAATTTCCGTGCCCTTGCTCAGGAACGTGTTGATTTGGACACTGAAGCAGGTCAAAAGCGTTTCCGTGCTATTAACCAAAGTGCCATTGACGGTGGCTACGAAGGCATTATGATCAAAGAGATTGACGCTCCCTACGAATGCAAACGCAGTGTGGCATGGCTCAAGCTCAAGCCCTTTATCGAAGTCAGCCTTAGCGTTATCGGCGTAGAAGAAGGCACTGGTAAGAATGTAGGCAAGATGGGTGCTATTATCTGCGAAGGCGAAGATGACGGCAAGATGATTACTGTTAACGTAGGTAGCGGCTTTACTGATGAGAATCGTGATACTTACTGGTCCAATCGAAACAAACTAATGGGCATGATTGCAGAAGTTCGCGCTGATGCTATCACGCAAAATCAAGACGGTACTTACAGTTTGAGATTCCCTCGCTTTAAAGGCTTTCGTGGTTTTGTAACAGGAGAGAAACTATAATGACTACTAAACATTATGACCGCCTTAATGAAGGTCCAATTGATGAAATTGACGCCGCTATTTGGTCTGGCGATATGTTTCACAATCGCGAGAACATTGCAGACTTTCGCAGTATGATGGCACGTTGGGAACAAGGCCTAAAAATGTGCGAAGATATTTTGAACGAAGTACCTGAGGCCGAACAATGATTTCGATTGCCATGTTAGAAGACAATGACGTTATACAAGCAGATGATTTTGTGCGCCAGTTGAGTTTGATATACACCGGCCAAAGTGATTATCTTGCTACCAATGCAACATACGGCGGTAGTCCTATGAACCGACTGGGCTGGATTCCTGCAAAATATATGTGCCCAGCATGGGTTAACAAAACAGTCGGCGAATTCAATCAAGCAATGATGGGGAGAGACCGACATGCTACAGAAAAGTCCGTTTACGAATTTATACGCGGAGCAGTGCCAAAAGATCATTGCGAGAAGTTAACCCGCGAAGAATTAAAAATTGCTAATATGATTTGGAGTTAAAGAATGACTTACGCATGTATATTTGTGGGTTTGTTAGCATGGTGCATCATTAGTTTCTGGTTCTTCTTTCATGTCATGGGATATAAATTCAGAAAAAACAAGTGGTATGATCGGCCATTGCTTGGACCAGCGTATGTGATCATGGTGATTGCTTTTTGGATCTGCACAAAAGCTGGATTCGACAAATGAACGAACGAATTAAACAACTTGCTGAACAGTGTTATGTGTACAACGATAAAACCGATGACATATGGTTCAACAAAGAAAAGTTCGCTGAGTTGATTGTCAAAGAATCTGCTGATGTGATTCAAAAAGAAGTCAGTATGAAATACAAAGACGGTGGCGAAACAGAAGAATTTATGGCTGGTCATTACGCGGGTTCTGTATTGGCTCGTGTGATGATTCGGAAACATTTCGGAGTTGAAGAATGATTGATATTTTGCTAATTGTTGCAGTAGTTGTAGTCATGTTAGGTCTTATGACACTGTTGGGATTTATTGTTGCCAAAGGAGTCAATGTATGAAAATCTTCAAGTACCCATTGGTTCAAGATCCTGATCGTTTGCATCATGTTGAAATGCCTGCAGGCGCAAAGATGTTGCACGTTGGTGAGCAACATGGCCAATTGTATGTTTGGGCCATGGTCAATCCAAATTCAACCGCAGTCAACTACAAGTTCTTTGTACTTGGTACCGGGGAAGATATCGGGCATCTTGAAATGCACTGTGCATTTTTAGGATCTGTACAAATGAGCAACGGACTTGTTTGGCATGTGTTTTACAAGGACGGCGAATGACTTGTACACATACCAGAGACACTAGCGAATGGATTGACGAATACGAAGATCACTGGGGTACTGTTGACGGACATTGGGAATATTCTTCCGCAAACACCTACGTAGACATTGACTTACACCGATATAAGTGTACAATGTGTAATGAGGTATTTTATTATTCAGGTAGGGCAAGACAGCACTTTGAAGAAGGTGTAAAGTTTGATTGGATTACAGGATTAGACAAATGAATTGGGAAGCAGGTATTTTAGCTGCCGCACTATTGTATATTCCTGTGGGGATTATTGTATATATGCTGCGCACGAATGATCAAAAAATCGATCGCGAATATCAAGCACAACTAGAAGAGATTAAAAAGAAATACAAGGTTTGACAATGCGAGGAGTAAAATCACAGTACCATTGTAATTCATGCAACGGGATTTTTCTCGCTAGAGTAGCAGACAGGAACCGAGGTTGGGCACAATACTGCTCTAAAAGTTGCAAACAAGTATCGCAAGAACGAGTAAAGAAGTTTTTAACAGTATTAAAAACAGGAATGAAAAATGATCACCGACATTATTGACAGAGAAATTAAAGTAGATGAGTATGTTGTGTTTTATAATAACATCTATAAAGTACAAGGCTTAGGTAAACCCCACACTAACGGAGCAGGCATGGTAAAAATGATTCTTGCCAAACCTAGCAAGACTACTAAGTCTGTGTGGAAATTCAGTAAAGAAATGTGCATCCTGCACAAAGAAGATATTCTTATTTGGTTACTTAAAGGGGGCGGCTAATGTCTAACTTAGCAGACTATTTTTCAAAAAATAGATATCACGGTAAGTGGCAAATCGGCGACCGTGTTTATGGTTACTGGAACAAAATTCTGTTTGTCGGTACCGTCGGTAACGATACTCTAGTCAGTGAACTAATCGGTCCGCAAGTTTCTGTTCATTTGGATTTGCCCATTGCGTACCAGGGTAATAAACTAACAGTTATCACCGTTAAACCCAAAGACCTCAAACGGTTAAAGAGTTTTGACTAATACTGTTGACCTTTAAGTATTATTTGTATATAATACACTACTAGGAGTAGTAATGAAAAATTGGTTAAGAAAAAAACTACATTCGTTTTTGTATCCAGAAGAACGAGAAGCAAATCTAACACCCAAGATATCACGTGCTTTAAAAAATGGTGCAAACATTGCCACTAATAAGCTAATCGGGTCACATGATTCTAACAATAACGGGTTAGATGATCATCAGCATAATCCAATTCGGTTTAATGTGTATAGTGCCAATGGCGGCAAAATTGTAGAAACAAAAATTTATGATGAAAAAATGGATCGTTGGATTTCAAGCCTACACGTTATTGACAGTAGTGAAAATTTTGGAGATGCTGTTGGCAAGATTGTATTCATGGAGCTGCTTAAAAAAGGCTAAAGGTATGACCGAAAAAGAAATCGGACAAATCTTATCTGCCCAATTGCTAGCTGCGGTTAGGAATCGAGATCTTGCGTATGTAAGTTCAGTCGGCGCTCACTACTCTCATTTAACTGATGATGGGAAAAGAGTTATGTCTGAACTAACCGAACTTATGTTTTCTAAAGCGGTTGAGTGCGAACAAAAACGCATTAAAGATGCCGCAGAGCAAATGATGATGGATACATTAAAGAAATGAAAAAGATCAAAACACTCGCTCCGGGAGAAAACGGATTTATAATCAATGATGGTATTATTATTTCGCCTAGAGCGTCGATTAAGATAAAACTCAACTGCCCTAGTTATATCAGAGATACTATAGCACACGCCTTTAGTAAAGGTTGGATCGAGCCTGTTGCTCATGTTCCAGAAGAAGAATATTTAATAGAGGAATTAAGAAAATGAATCCGTTTAGAGATCAAGAAAAATTTATGCGAGCTTGCGACCAAAGTGTCGAAGACTTTAACGCAGATCAATTTAAAATGTATGTAAAACTTATCGATGAAGAACATACCGAACTCAAAGAAGCCATCGAGTTAAATGACCAGGTAGAAACATTAGACGCACTAATCGACATTTTAGTTGTTACTATCGGTGCTATCCATTCTGCAGGATTTAATGCAGAAGGTGCGTGGAAAGAAGTTATGGCAACTAATTTTGCCAAGATTGATAAAGAAACAGGAAAGGTGCGTAAGCGAGAAGATGGTAAGGTATTAAAGCCGTTAGGCTGGGTTCCTCCGGATTTAGGTCCTTATGTAAAGAAATAATGTATGCAGTAGTTTATTACCCAACAGGCGGCACACGTAGAACAAGGTACTTCGACACATTACAAGAAGCTACCTTGTTTTGCGTTTATAAAGCGCCATATGGCAGTGTAGATGGAGTAGATAAAATTGACAGATGAAACCAAACGAATAGCTGACTTCTTCGAAGAATTGAGAAACGATCCCGTAAGATTAAAAAAATTCTTACGCAGTGTTATGGGACCAGAACGACGAGCTATAACCGGAGACGAATATAAACATCTGATGATGATTTTTGCATTAAAAGATCCAGACAGTAGTTCTAATAATCAACACACATGGTCTGACAAATATACACACGACGGGAAAACATATAACGTGACATATTTTCCCGGGGATGGCGTGGAGCCAGAACTAGAAGAAATTTTACCGGACGATCAATAAGGCCAGGGTCCTGTTTGATTTTTATAAGAGTCTGCAAATACTTCTTCGGCTTGATTTTTAGCCGCAGCTAGTTTAGTAGCAGTATCTTGTCCAGGTAATGAATTTCCGGTTATTTCTAAATGAGCCGTTGCTAATGCAGCGGTTTGTTGTTGAGTAGCCGGATCTCCTGTTTGCTGATTTAACTTTCCTTTAGCAGCCATTTCTGCTGCACGAGCAGTTCCTTGCGCAACTATGCGATCAACATCAACCGAAGGCCCATAAGAGTTGTTTGCAATGATAGCAGCTTCTTGTATTCTTCTAGGACGGTCGCGATCGTCTGCGGCTACATAGCTAGCAACTTTAGTCCAATCATTAGATTGATAAAGCGGTAACAAGCTAATCTTCTCACCATTTACATAAGCATAAGAAATATCACCTAGTTGGTTTTGCATACTAACTAACCCATCGAATGCATTTTGCGGCATAGTTTTAACACCGGCAGAAGCTAGCGTAGTTCTAACCGATGATTCATTAGACGAAATATCTTTTGCAAATAAAGACTCGGCGGTCGTTGGACTAATTCCCTTTGCTAATATATTTTGTTGTTGCATCGTGCCGCCGCTTGTGTTACTGCTTGCGGCAAATGTAGAACTAGCAGTATCTGCTTGCGTTACTGCTTGATTAAACTTGTTAAATGTATCTGCACTTAGATTTACAGGTCCGGTCCCTTCTGGCAATTTTAAGTTAAATGCTTTTGCTACAGCACCTTTTACTGCACTAAATCCTTTAGATATTGCTGCACCTATTCCTCCTGGTTTTGTTATTGCGCTGCCAAAGCCACCTGAAGTTCCTTGTGCGTCTTTAACATTGACTGGACTAAAGCCAGTTACTTCTTTAATCTTATCCATAGCTGCCGGGCTTGTAGATAATTCTTCTAAAGGCTTTGGCTCTTCTGTAGTCGTTGCTTCGCTAGTTTGGATAGGTGCAGTTGCATCTTTTTCTTTAGGTTCGCGAGGAGATTGGGCTGGCGCTGGATCTTCTTGCATTTGTTGATTGCCGTGACCAGTAGCAGAGATCATTCCGCTGTGGCCCGCCCATGGTTCATGTTCGGGAACGGTGCTGCAAATACTTTCTGTAATGCCTTGATTAGCAGCTAGGTTATAAGTTTCTATAGCTTCGTGTTGTTGCGCTGCCGGTCCGTTCATATGGATAACACCCGCAGTTTCATAATGCCCTGCGCCAGAACTAATATTGCTAGTAGCTGCGCTGGTTATTTTAGTGCTGCCGCCAGCTAGTGTAGAAACATCGGCGCCTGCTTCTACTTTAATAGAGCTTTGTGCCTTTAAGTTTATCCCGTTGCCTGCTTCTATGTTTATGTTATTATCGGCATATAAGTTGATATTACTCTGACTGCGAACGTTTATGTTTTGGCTTCCGTAAATATGAACATTGCCGTCGGCACTAAGCTCAACCCAGTTTTCTCCTGTTTTGGTAATAAGATAAATGTGCCCTGCTACATCATCTAATAAGATTTGTGTGCCGTTGGTTGTTCGTAATCGTATTAGTTTGTTATTACCTTCTGCATCGCCGTCGTCTAGCACTAATTGATGTTGTCCAGGAGTTAGTAAGCCGATTACTTTACTAGGGCTTTCTCTGGTAGCACTGCTAGTTGTTGTTCCTCTTAAACTATCGTTTTCCAAACCCTGTTGCTTTAATGCATTACTCATAGGTTTGTGTTCAACGAACTTTTCTAAGTCTGGGTCTAAGTCACGTTTATTCTTTGGTGCTGCTGGTTTATTTTCTCCAGTGTGTGTATTTTTAGACGGGATGCCAGGAATACTTACTTGCGTTCCTCGTTGGAATAAACATGCAAACCAATAGCCTTTATCAATACGACCTCCGTCGGCAAATGCAACCAACACCCTAGCATCAACATCTGGAGGTACTGCCCAAAAGCCATAACTTTTAATCGTATCTTCATATTCGGCTACGTTACTACCTTGGTCGAATAAACTTGTTGTTCCTGCAAACGGGCTAGCATAACTTACGCTAATCCAACTTGATTCCGATTCCGGATCGCCGCCAAATGCTTCTATCCATACTTGCAGTCTGCCCATGTTTTGTGGGTCGCTATTCTTTTTAACAATACCGATATAAACGCCGGGACTAGACGGAATGTTGCCGCCATCTTTATAACCAGCAGGTGTTTTTGTTTGCCCGTATGCTTTTCCTACTCTTGCCATTACCCTTTACCTCCCACTGATTTCATTTTAATAAAGTCCAATTGACTGCCTTTCCATGTTGTAGGCAATAGTAATCTATCGTCTGCTTTTATTGCATTAGATTTAATACCCGAACCATAGTTATAATAATCATTACCTGCTTTAAGTCCTTGCTCAAAGCTGTCGAACTTTCCATAACGTCCTATTGTCGGATCTCCGCCGATAGCCATAGGATTGTTTAAATCTGCAGGACCTGGCATAGTTGTATTACCAGCACGCCAATCATTTAAACCGCCTGCGCCCGAACGTTGTATTGCCAATGACTTCATAGTATCTGCCGAGTATGGTTGTACTCCGCTAACGCCTGCTCGAGCATAACCATGCTTGTTAGCAGTTTCTAAATGATTAAAATAACCGCCGAGTTCTGTTTCATATTGTGCTTTTGCCTGGGCATATGCATCTTTCTTAGACATTCCTCCGTTTACTAATTCCTGTGCAGTTGCAACAGGATTTGCCACTGGCGGAGGAGGATTGTCTGCTAGATAAGTTTGTGCTTGATTGTATGCTTCGCCGATACCTGGCTTAGAAGAAAGAGTATTGCTTAGTTGCACGCCTGCTGCGCCTGCACCAGTCCCTTGTAAGTTTTCTCTTTCTGCTTCGCCTGTGCGTTTACGTTCATCTTCTCGTGCTTTTTCTTTAAGTTCTTCTGCTACGTTGGGTTGTTCTTGTGTGTATCCAACGAAATCTTCGAACGACATTTCTTCTCCTACGCCAGTTGGAATAAAGTTAGAAGGAATAGAAATATCTCTGATAGCTTTTAGCTTTTGCGTCCACTTGCCTTCTTTAAATTCGTTTGTGATTTCGTGCACCATATAAATGCCATGAATTTGGTCTTTAGAATTAAATTCCAATAACGAATCATCATCTGCTTGACCTTCTGGCACCTTAGTTAAAAAGTAAAATAACGGGGCGCCTTGATAAATTGGAGCTACTCCATAGTCTCCCCAAACAGGTTCTTTAGTTCCCCAGCGAGGATCTAATTTAGTCATGCTTTCGTTTATTAGTTGCTTTATTGCATCGCCGTTCTTTTTAGGGAATTGTATTTTATCCAAGCCCTTTGCGCCTTGTGCTAATACATTAGGAGGACCCAACCAAAATGGATCTGCGAATATTTCCAGCTCTAGCTCTACTAAATGCCTAGGGCTTGTTAAAACCGAATATATTTTTTGCATTAGTTTTTCGTTTTCGGATTTAACTTTATCTATATCTTCTGCAATGTTATCCGGTTCCATGCGAGGATTTAACGTTGGAAACTCTGCTTGCATATACTCGTTGTAAATGTCACCAAAATCTTTTGCCGTATAATCTTCTGCGTATTGTAAAGACTTTAATAATTCTTGCCTGTTTTTAATCGTGTTGACAGAACCTGCGCTTGCTTGTTTAGTACTAAGTTCTCGTTCTCTTATCGCTAGTTCTTCGTTTATACGTTTAATATCTGCTTCTGCTTTGTTTAAAGCCTGTCGCCACGGCGCAAGTCCCATTTTGCCGGCACCTGTTTTGTTTAATTCATTTAGCTTTTTTGTAGAATCGACTGCACGATTACGCAATGATGATATTTCTTGCCTCAATATTCCCAGCTCATCTTTATGTACATATGGACTAACTCTGCGATTGTAATTTTGCAAATTCATTCTACCCGGACCAGCTTCGCCCCGGTCCGCCCATAATACAGGAAAGCTAGGTAAGCTGTATGTTTGGTTAAAGTTTATATCTACTTTTAATATTTCCGTGTTTAATCCGGTATAGTTATGATAGTATAACTTTTGTAATAAACCTTCTTGTATATAATATTGCAGTTTTTTAATCGCCTTGTCTTTATTCTTTTCTTTATTGATTAGAGCAATTTCGTCTGGATACTGATACATGTTTGGCTGGTCTGCTAAAAAGACAAAGAAAATATGTCTGACTGCATATCGCTGACGAATGTAATCAAATGCTTTGTAAACAGAAAAACTTTCTATTCTAAAGAATTGGTAAACATTGCCTAACTCCGATTCTATTGCACTTGCATCTGCTGCACTACTACCGGTGGCTGCTTTAGACTTAGGCGTGTTTCTGCCCAGTAGCATGTTTGCAGACTCTTCTGTGCTTTGTAATATTCTGTTTATATGTTGTGTTAGTGTAATGCCAGGGCGTGCAGTAATATTATAACTGCCCCATAGTGCTCCGGCACCCAACCATGTTCCTTGAACTGCGCTATCTGCATTTTTTCCTAGCGAAGTAAACTTGAACTTTTTAATTTCGTCTTGTACAATAAAATGATACTCATCATGAAAGTCGTCAGTGAATGCAGGATTGTCTCCACCTTTTACTGCTCCTGAGCCTGCTTTTTGTCTAGCTGCTGCATACTTGTATTCTTTAGTTTCTAAATCGTTTTGTAGCTTTTGTAAATAATCGCCGACTGTTCCTGCTTCTATCTTACTAGTTTCTTTAATCGGTTGTACTAAGTCCGTTTGTCCATGATGACCCGAGTGAATAAACTTGATGTTGTATTCTGTTCCTTTTTCGCTTACACTACTTTTAATATCCGAAGCGATAAACATAATAGGCCAAATGTACTTGTAAGGGCTTCCTTCTTTGGGGAGATTCTCTCCTAATATTTCGATTTCCAATAAAAATCGTGCATCTAAATGGTTCATCATACCTAGCTTAAATGCCGCAGCTTTGATATAATCAAACATAGCCATACCCATTGGTTCGTATAATTTAAGATCGCCGGTAGTATGTAATGTTGTTAGAGTTTTTGCGTTCGGAGCGCAACTAGAATCCCACGTAATGTCGCTGAGAATAAATCTTCCAGTTGTAGCTGTCTCGGCAATAACAATGCCCAAACGAGGATCTAATTCGTTTACGTCGTCTGGTCTGACTAGTGATAGTCGCGAATAATAAGTATGTGCCATTTTTAATTTGTATCGTGTATATTATGCAGCGGACTCATAGAACTAGGCATGCGGATAGTTCTCGGTGCTGGATTTGTAGGCGGCGCAGCCTTTGGTGCAACGGCGCCAGGAGCTGGTTTTTGCCCTAGTGCGGGTGCTGGGTTTGTGCCAGTGCTTGGACGTCTATTTTTACTAGGAATAGCCGGTTCGGTAAACAATGTTCCTTGTCCTTTGGTAAATGACGAAACGCTGTCCATTTTTTGCGGATCAACTGGTTTCCCATCCACTAACACTTCGTGATGTAAATGGGCGCCTGTAGAACCGCCAGAGTTTCCGGTGTATCCAATTTCTTGACCCGATTTAATAGAATCGCCTGCTTTTACATTTGGCTTTTCGTCTAAATGAGCATACTTGTATCTAGTACCAGTGGCAGGATCTTCTACTATAACATAATTTCCATAACCTGTTCCTTTTGCTGCATTGTATTGATAACCAGATTGTACTACTGTTAGTGGCTTAGACGCATATATAGGAGTGCCGATGGGTGCAGCTAAATCTACGCCCGTGTGAAAAGATTTAGCACCTGTTATAGGATGCGTTCTAGGACCAAACGGGTCTGATACTTTAGCCATTAGTTTACCCCTGCTAGTTTTTCCAACAGTGTAGCATCTCGAGGGACAAACACCGTCATCCCCGACTTAAAATCCCAAATTGTATCTTTAATAATATCTGCGTTAGCTAGTGCAATTACCCACCATAGTCTGCTTGATTGATATTGTTGATAGCTGAACAAATCCATTCTGTTTTCGCATTCTGGCGGCACTACTACATAGTCGCCTGTAGCCATGTCAAACTTTGGTAGTTTTGCAACGTCTAAATAAAACTTACGTGTTCCTGTATTTCGTAAATAACTTTTGTTTGGATAAAGCTGCGACATTAGATATATCCTCTTGCACTCATTTTACCTGATGCAAATTTTTCTAAAGTAAATTCATTTACTGTTTTGGCAATATTTTGCTGCACTAATAAACTAATACTAATTTGAAAAAATGCAGGCAAATACATTGCACCGTTTTCACGCGGGGCGGTGACTACTATTGTATTAGGATCTTCGTTAGTAGCCGTTGCTCTGCTTCCGACATTTTCTGCATTAGTAATTATTTTTTTGGACCCGGATGAATCTATAGTGCCTTTGATATAATCAACATCTTCGGGAAATGTAATATTGAACTTGCTAATAACAACAGGAACATGATTGAACACTTGATTACCATATGCGTAAAAACGTAAAATGCGAGGAGGCTGTCCTCGCTGTTCATCTGTTCTGCCATAATTCATTTTGGTATAAGTTCGCAAGAATCTAATAGCACGTTCGCTAATAGCAAAATGTTCCTTGGTATGGGCGCTAAATTTACAAGTCAAACCTAGCTGTGGATTTTCTGTTCGAATGTAAGCATATGGCTGATAAATGGTATGTGCCAAATTAAACGAGTCATATCTGACATCGTTGCTGTAATCGATTTGAGGAGTATATGGGAACTCCAATCGTTTCAATCCTTCGATTATGGGATTATTTGTTTCTAAGTATACGCCGCTCATGTAAATATTTATCGTAAAATAATATATAGTTTTAACTCAAAACTATTGACTTTACTTGGTAATTATTGCTATACTATTGTTATGACAACTGTGAATCCTCAAGCAAAACAATACCTAACTAACAAAGAATTACTAAAAGAAATTCATCTTAGTAAGAACAAATATAGCAGCTATACAAAACCAGAATACGGCGACTATGATTTGATATTACCCGATATAGCCAAAATCAATATACGAACTATTGCAGATGCTAAACGAACTCGGGCACTCAAATTAAGTCAACTGGCATTAGCAGAAGCTCAAAAAACTAATCCAAAAACAAAATTAGCAGAAGTCGAAATCGACTATAAAAAAGTCGCAAAAACCGATGTAGTTTTTAGGATTATGACGCACGATCATGTTCCATTAGAACCCGGGCGTAAAAAGACTCCTAAAACTCGAGGAGATCATCATAGCAAATGTAATTTTCCTCCGTTCCAACATTTTAAATTTGAGAAAAACGAAGCCGGAGAAGAAGAATTAGTTTGCGTGGGTAAAAGCCATTGGCGTGGCCCATTAGATACTGGATCTTTTTGCTTAGAAGGCACGATTACTAATAAATTAGCCAAAAGTTATATAATGTTATGCGAACGTTATAGCATGCGATTTAATTGGCGTGGCTATACTTATGTAGACGAAATGCGAGCACAGGCATTATTACAACTAAGTCAAATCGGTCTACAATTCGACGAATCAAAAAGCCAAAACCCCTTTGCATATTATACTGCCGCTATAGACAATAGCTTTACTCGCATTCTAAACATTGAAAAGAAAAATCAAATGATTAGAGACGATTTGCTAATTGAATATGGTAGCAACCCTAGCTTTACTCGACAGTTCGAGCATGAAGCGCAAATGCGAGACGAACGTGAACGCATTGCTAATTTAAAAACTGAGGATTTTTAATGGCGGATTTATTTAAGAAGGCGGCAGTCTTTACAGATATTCACTTTGGCATGCGCCAAAATAGTAAAGCCCATAATGACGATTGTATGAATTTTGTCAAATGGTTTTGTAAAACTGCCAAAGAAGAAGGTTGCGATACTGCTATCTTTATGGGTGATTGGCATCACCATAGAGCAACTGTAAACGTTAGCACTCTCAACTATACAGTTGATGCCGTTGATTATATTAGCAAACACTTTGAACGTTTCTTTTTCATTCCAGGTAATCACGATTTATACTACAGAGAAAAACGAGACTTAAACAGTGTACCATTTATTAAAAATCAAAAAAACATTGTTTTGGTAAATGAAGTATATACCGAAGGCAATGCTAGTCTTGTTCCTTGGCTAGTGGGCGACGAGTGGACTGCTATGAAACGATTAGACAGTCGTTATGTATTTGGTCACTTTGAATTGCCTAGCTTTAAAATGAATGCCATGGTAGAGATGCCGGATCACGGAGGATTGAACAGCGAACATTTTCCAAACCAAGAGTACGTGTTCTCTGGACATTTTCATTTGCGTCAACGCAAGGGCAACGTACACTACACCGGCAACGCCTTCCCGCATAATTACAGCGATGCATGGGACGATGACAGAGGCATGATGATTTTAGAATGGGGCGGCTCTCCTAGATACAAAGCATGGCCAGATGCTCCGAGTTTTAAAACCATCGACTTAACCAAACTAATTGAAGATCCGGACAAGTATATGAACAAAAATAGTTTCTTGCGTGTTACTTGTGATGCCGACATTAGTTTCGAAGAAGCAACATTCTTAAAAGAAACTTGGCAAGAAACTTATAACTTGCGAGAAATTAGTCTTATCCCTGCAAAGCGAGAAGAGCATGCACAAGACTGGAGCGGTGATGTTCATTTTGAAAGTGTTGACCAAATTGTTGTTAGCCAACTTAACGCCATCGAAAGCGATGTCATTGAAAAGAATGTCCTAGTTGACATTTACAACAGTTTACATGTATAATTAAACGATGATTAAAATAAAAAATCTAACAGTTCGGAATTTTCTTTCGGTAGGTAATGTTACACAAGGACTAAGATTCGACCAACACGGACTTACACTAGTTTTGGGTAACAACTTAGACATGGGCGGCGACGGCAGTCGCAATGGTACAGGTAAAACTACCATTGTTAATGCCATTAGTTATGTATTGTACGGTAATGCACTTACTAACATTCGTAAAGATAACTTAATTAACAAAACTAACAGTAAAAACATGTTAGTTACTTGCGAATTGGAAGTTAACGGCCATAACTATAAAATCGAACGAGGTCGCAAGCCCAATGTATTAAAATTCATTGTCGACGACAATGAATACGAAAAAGGTTCCAGCGAAGAACAACAAGGCGAGAACAAAGAAACGCAAGAAGAAATAGAACGCTTGCTAGGTATGAGTCACGATATGTTCAAGCATATTGTCGCCCTTAACACTTACACTGAACCGTTTTTAAGTTTAAAAACAAACGATCAAAGAACAATCATCGAACAGTTATTGGGTATTACTCAACTAAGCGAAAAGGCAGCACTGCTTAAAGAGTTAGTTAAAAATACTAAAGATGCGATTAAAGAAGAAGAATTTAGAATCAAAGCTGTAACCGATGCTAACAATAAAATCAAAACTTCTATAGGCGACTTAGAACGTCGCAGCAGGCTTTGGCAAACTAAACAAGCAGAAGACTTGGAAAAGTTAGACGCTGCTATTACAGAACTGCTTAATATTGACATTGCTCGAGAATTAGAAAATCATACACTCCTAACCAAATGGCGAGAAAATAAACAAAAATTCGACCAAGCTACTAAGTGGATCGCCAACATCGAAGCCGACGACACTAAACAAGCTAGAACTATCGAAAAGCTAGATAAAGAAATTTCGTTGCTACAAGATCACAAATGCCATGCTTGCGGCAACGACATTCACGATACCAAACAAGAAGAAATTTTAAAATCGAAATCGGATCAACGTCAAGAAGCCGTGCTGCAATTGTTAGCCAACGATACGCAACGATTGGAACATTTAGATACACTAGATAAAATCGGCAAACTTGGGACAAAACCTAACGTCAATTATGACGACATCAATGATGCTGTGAATCATAAAAGCACATTGGAAACTATACAAGATCAATTTGAGCGCCGCGCGTTGGAACAAGATCCTTACATCGAGCAAATCGAACATTTAAAAACTTCTGCCTTAGAAGAAATAAATTTCGAAACAATCAACGGCTTAACAAAACTAAATGAGCATCAAGAGTTCTTAGCAAAGTTATTAACCAGTAAAGATAGTTTTATCCGCAAGAGAATTATCGAACAAAACTTAGCATACTTAAATCACAGGCTTGCTCATTATTTAGAAAAGCTAGCACTACCGCATGAAGTTAAATTCCGCAGTGACTTAGAAGTAGATATCACGCAACTTGGACAAGAGTTTGACTTTGATAACTTAAGCAGAGGCGAACGTAATAGACTTATTTTGGGCTTGTCATGGGCATTCAGAGATGTTTATGAAAGTCTAAATCGACCAATCAACTTATTATTCATTGATGAGATGATCGATTCGGGTATGGACGCAAACGGCGTAGACAACGCACTTGGCTTATTAAAGAAGATGTCCAGAGAAAATCGGAAAAATATCTTCTTAATTAGCCACCGTGATGAACTGGTCGGACGTGTAAATAACATACTACAAGTAGTAAAAGAGAATGGCTTTACAACATTCAATACAGATATAGAAATGGTAGAATCATAATGAATACTAAAGAAAAACTTATAAATTTTGTCGTAGCAGAAACAAACAAAACTGCCGACGAAATTATTAACTCGTCGACTTGGAAAGATCTTGGCTTAGATAGTTTAGATACTGTCGAGATGATTATGAAAATCGAAGACGAATTCGGTGTAGAAATTGCCGACAAAGATGCTACAACATTGCAAAATTTTAGCGACTTATTGGCTCATTTAGAAAAATAAAGGAAAATATGACAGAAGAAAACACAACATTAGTAAACACACAAGAAGAACTTGTTAAACAGTTTCAAATTTACATTGATGAAAATCAAAAATTTACAGACAAAAAAGTAAAAGCTGCTGCCGGTCGTGCTCGTAAGGCATTACAAGAAGTGGCCAAGCTAGTAAAAGCTCGTCGTAAAGAAATCACCGAAGAGAAAGCGGCTTTGAGTACTAAGTAATAGCCTATGTGGCTATTCGAAGGTAATCAAATTGAACAACTTCCAGAAGACTGTATTGGTTTCGTGTATCTTATAACCAATACAGTCACTGGCAGAAAATACATTGGCAAAAAACTGGCAAAATTCTCCAAGACAACTTATAAAACTGTTAAATTAAAAAACGGCACCAAAAAGAAGAAAAAAATTCGAGGCAAAATCGAAAGCGACTGGCAAACATATTATGGCTCAAGCGACGAACTAAGCAAAGACGTTGCAACACTAGGCCCAGACAAATTTACCCGTGAAATATTACATTACTGCAATAGTAAGGCACTAACCTCATATCTCGAAGCAAAAGAACAATTTGAAAGAAAAGTCCTCGAATCCGATGATTACTACAATGGTCACATACAAGTTCGCGTTCACGGCTCCCATATAAAAACCAAAATCTAAACTAGGATATTCCTAAGGTCCAAGCTCTACTGATAATGCCCGCACTGGCAAGTTAAACAAGTGCCCGAATCCGTTCTGAGTGTGACGGTAGGAAATTCCGAGCAGTAGCGGAGACATGATTGCCACTATCCCATTGATGATGGGACGAAGCGTTAGACTTGAAAAACGCTGGCATGTGTATGTATAGTCAAAATGAGTGGGCTATGTTGAGTCATTACATCCCACATGAATCTCTGCGTTCATCTATCAGCTACGAGATTTTGCGTTATATAGGACTGCGTAAAAGGGTACAGCGTAACCGCCCTTACTTAATAAGTTGCAGCGATAGATTACGATAATGGGCCTCCGGCATATTATTTTTACTTCTTAGCCCCTAACGGGGCTAAGTACGACTGCAAAACCTTGGCATGTATTATCTTATATAAGAACTATCTAAATGTTAAAGAAAAAGAATTAGTAAGAATAATGTTTTGTTAGCGTAGCGTATAAAACATAATTCTTTGTTGTTCTCCGAACAACTTAAAATCTATCTTGTGTTAAAGTTTCTTTAGGCTTTATGCCTTTATCTAGACTGATTTTCTCTTTGAGTATTTTAAGGAATATTCGCTTTTC